GCTGTTACAGAGAGATGAGCAAAATGATAGAGTAAGTAATTTTACAAATTTAATAGAAAGATTTGAAGCAGAAGAAGCAGCCAAAAAAGAGAATAACTCAGGAACAGGCACACCGGGTACAGCAGGTGAAGGAGCAGACGCATCTAAGACTAAAACTACGGAACCACCACCGGTTACAGTAACGACCGAAACAACAGGCGGATTGAACGAGGAGGTATCAGTTACCGGTAAGAGGGCTCCCCAAACAGTTACTGCCGCAAACGATCCTAAAGTAGCAGAAGAAGAAAAAAGGAAAGCAGAAGAATTAGCGAAGGCTGAGGCTAAAGGACCTGATAAGCTCAACACTAATGCAGGTTTACCCGGCCAAGTAAAGAACACAAGAGCGCAGGCTACACTACAAGATACTACTAACTTTAAACAGCGCAAAGACTGGCGTGTAAGATTAGCATTGAGCCCAGGTGCACAGCAAGCGAAATATCTTTATTATTCAGACACACCGGGCATATTAGCGCCATTACAGGCTACTGATGGAGTGATATTCCCTTATACCCCGGCTATCAATGTGACATATGGCGCGACATATAATTCAGTAATACCAGCACATAGCAACTATAAGATATTTCAATATGAGAGCAGTAACGTTGATAGCATAAGCATCACATGCGATTTCACAGCGCAGGATACAGATGAGGCTAATTATATTTTAGCAGTCATTCATTTCTTCCGTAGCGTGACAAAAATGTTTTATGGACAAGATGAATTTCCTAAACCAGGCACACCGCCCCCGCTATGCTATTTGTTTGGATTGGGAGAATTTCAATTCAACGCACATCCATTAGCGATAACAAACTTCACATATAGTTTACCTACTGATGTTGACTATATAAGAGCAGGGGCAATAACACTACCTCCAGGATCAAGCAGAGCACCGGAGGCTGATGCAAAAAAACCCAAAAAGACTAATCCATTTCAAGCAGTGGGAGAAAGACTAGCACAAAATGCAGTCAAAAAAATAGGTGGAGTAGCCGGTGATATATTATCAAAAGTAATACCGGGTGGTAAATTAGCAGGGCCCAATTTTAACGGAAGCCAAAATAGTACTGGATTTAATTCAACAGTTCCGCCGGGCACTAAAGACCCTACGTATGTACCCACTAAGATCAATATCAGCATCAGCGCAGTACCGATAGTAAGTAGGTATGAAGTCAGTAACAACTTTAGTGTCAAAGATTATGCTAGTGGTAAATTATTGAATGGGGTCAAACGTGCAGGTGGAGGATTCTGGTAATGTCTTCGAATAGTTTATATCCAAGAACTAGTCCTTATAAGGATACGGACGTTTATAACAAGAAGTTTCTAGACTTCATGGTAAACAGACCAATACCAAGTCAACCTAGCGATATCATGATCACGTTGGCAGAAGTATATCAATATAGACCTGATCTATTGGCATATGACTTATACGGCGATAGCAGATTGTGGTGGGTGTTTGCCGCACGTAATCCAAACAGATTGGGACCTGATCCTTATTTTGATTTTAAGGCGGGGGTAGAATTTTATGTCCCCACAATGGACACACTAAGACAAGTTTTAGGTATATAATAAATGGCTGTCAATGTAAATCAAGTTGATGATGATCTTAACAATCTAGCGGCATCGTACTTAAATCAATATCAAAATGTGTTGCCTGCAGGTTCGGGAGTACCGACAAGTATATCTACTACAGGTACCGCTACAGGTACCGTAGCCAGCCCCGGTTTAGCAGGCGTGGGTGGTTCAGAAAGACCAGGCAAAAGATTATTCAATCCATTATCAAAACTGGCAAGTTACACTTATCAGATATCTTGGTACATGATAACTCCAGATGCTTATTCAGAATTCGTCAATAGCGGTAGAAGAAATATAGACGCATTAAAGACTGCAGGACCAGTAAGTGATGCTAATCCTACTGGTGCCGGCGCCGGAGCATATTTGATAGCACAAAGCGGTGGCATCAATAATAAAGTATCACGCAGGGCTCCGGGTTTTGAATTAGATTATTATATTGATCAATTAAAATTTAACACATTTGTAGGTGCTAAAGGTACAGGTACTAGCACAACAACCATATCTGATGTGACCTTTCAAGTAACAGAACCATATGGATTTAGTTTTTTAACAAATTTAAAACGAGCAGCGGATGCCTTAAAAGCGTATACCGATAGTACAAGTTATAAAAATTTAAGCAATAATTTTAAAAACATTTTTATACTGGGTATAAGATTTTATGGATATGATATCAATGGTAATCTCATCAAACCCAGTGACTCGCTATATGGCGCACCCATAGATCCAGCTGGATCTGACGCACTATTTGAAAATTTCTACGATATTGAAATTGCCAACGTTAAGTTTCGACTGGACGGTAAAGTAGTTGTTTATAATATTGAAGCGATGAGTATCAATGCACATGCATTATTAGGTGTTAAAAGAGGTAGAATTCCTACTGGTGTAAAAGTTCAAGGTAAATCAGTAAATGATGCTTTACAAGGACTTAATGGTTTAATCACTAAATTAAATGAAATGGAATTGGCTAAAGTTAACAAAAGTGAACCAGACGCCTCTATTCCAAACAAATATAAAATTGTATATCAAGGTGATGCAGAGTCTAGAATAGGAATGGCTAGCATGGTCACCCAATCGGACCTTGATAAAATTAAATGGCCTGGATCTGGAGCCAAAAATACAACGGAATCAACAGACGCTAAAGGGGCCAAACCTCCTGATCCAAATGAAAGAATGATAATTTTTAACAATGATGTGTCAATAATTCAGGCTATTGAACAGGTCATAAAACGCAGTACATATATGGAAAATGCGTTGAAAACAGTATATGCAAATACTAAAGAACCGGACATCAAACAGAAAAATAACCCGCAAGTCAAAAGAGATAATCCATTACCTCTAGCATGGTTTTCAGTAAGTTCAGAAATAGTCAAATGTGAATGGGATCAAAAAATCAGCGATTGGGCATATGAACAAAATTTCATCATAAGTGTCTATGAAATACCTTCTGTACAGACACCTTACGCACCTGATTCAACAAAATATTATGGACCCCATAAACGATATGATTATTTCTTTACAGGACAGAATAGTGAAATATTAGAATACAATCTTCAGTTTGATAACTTATATTTTAATACAGTATTAGGCATAGAAAGTAAAGATTTTGTCAGTATTTCCCGTGCTCAAAATCCAGGCGCTGAAAGAGAAGGTCAAGAAGCACCGGCTGGTGGTTCAGGATCATCTACTGGCAACACTAAAACCACATCAGGAAATACAGGTCAAAAAACAGACGCACCGCCGCCCGGCGCCAAAGATTCAAGTGCAGGTACAGCAACAGCAGGGGGTACATCTGTAAAAACCGGTGTAAAATCTAAGGGAGATAGAACTGGAACTTTGGCAGTTGGCTTAGAAGTACAAAACAGTATAGTAACTAGTTTACATGATGTTGGTGCGTATGCTAATGGAAAATTAAGAATTTTAGGCGATCCGGATTTTTTGATTAGAGATGCTGCCACATCTATAGCATCACTCTATAACAAATTTTATGACACCGATGGATATACTATTAGTGCCAACGGTGGTCAAATCTTCATTGAAGTTGCTTTCAAAGAGGCAGTAGATTATAAAAATAGCACGGGTTTGATGCAGATAAATGAAAATATATTCTTTTTAAATTATCCACAATATATCAAAGATATGACACAAGGTGCAGTAATATGGGAAGTGACAGACGTTATAAGTTCCTTTACAGGTGGACGTTTTGAGCAAACTTTAACATTGGTGGGGCCTGCATTCGACACAGGCGAACCAGGAACAGACTCGTCTGCCGCTACATCAAGTTCAGGAACAACTACAGCACAAACAGCGCCGCAAGATGATGATTTGAAACCGCTCGACCAGCCCGAGCCACTTAAAAATTTAGACGATAGCCCACGCGGAGGATAATCATGGCACAGGACATCATCAAACCAAAAGGCGCGTTAAAGAGAAGTTCACCTGATGCAGGAGGTAGTAATCCACGCATGGTGCCTGCATTAGGCATCGTCAAAGATAATGTCGATCCTAAACGCAGCGGTCAGATATTTGTCTATATCACAGACAACAGTGGTTTAGACCCAGAGAACAAAGATAACTGGCGTCCAGTCACAATGCTAAGTCCATTCTATGGTGTGACGAGACCGGACGCAGGTGATACAGAATTAGGCACATTTAAGACTAATCCAAGCAGTTATGGTATGTGGATGAGTCCACCTGATATCGGAACAACTGTATTATGCTTGTTCGTTGACGGTGACATGAACTATGGCTATTATGTTGGTTGCGTAATGCAACCAGAAGCACTGCAAATGGTTCCTGCTATAGGTGCTACAGATAATATCATACCAAACGAAGGTGAAGCAAAGAGTTATGGTGGTGCTAAAAGATTACCAGTAACAAACATAAACACGAATAATAAAGATGTTGCGGACAGCGCAGAATATCTAACTGCACCTAAGCCTGTACATAGTTATAGTTCAACTATAATGTTTCAGCAGGGTATATTGCGTGATCCTATTCGCGGTCCTATCAGTTCAAGCAGTCAACGTGAAAGTCCATCAAGAGTTGGTTGGGGCGTAAGCACACCAGGTAGACCTATCTATGAAGGCGGTTTTGATGATACATCTATCGCAGACAATCTAAAAGGTGAGAATGCCAAACAACTACGTGTAGTATCGCGCAGAGGTGGTCATAGTATAGTAATGGATGACGGCGACATTATCGGTCGTGATCAATTAGTAAGAATTCGAACATCATTAGGTCATCAGATATTGATGAGTGATGATGGTCAGACATTGATGATATTACACAGCAATGGTCAAAGTTATATTGAGTTGGGTAAAGAGGGTACAGTAGATATCTATTCAACGAACTCAATCAATTTGCGCACACAAGGTGATTTAAACTTACACGCTGATAACAATATCAATATTCATGCCGCAAAAGATTTAAATTTGCAAGGCGAGAATATTCATGTCAATACTGAAAAAGAATATAAGCAAAGAGTGGGTAGCGATTATAGTAATTATACTAAAGGTAATCATACAACAAAAGTGGCTAGCGCATATAGCGTAAAGGCTGATGGACAAGCAAGCATGGCTTCTGTAGCAGAAGCATATGTTAATGGTAGCAAGGTAAATCTCAATAGCGGTCAAACATCTACGCAACCAAAAGAAGTTCCGGCTATCGATAAAACATTACACACAGATACATTATTTGATGAAGAAAAAGGTTTCTTGGCTGCACCTGCTAAGTTAGTCAGTATAACAAGTCGTACACCGGCACATGCCCCCTGGGCTAACGCAGGTCAAGGAGTTGACGTTAAGACCGATTTGAACGCTAGCAGTCAATTACCGGCATCACCATCAGCAAGCATACAACAGACTAATTCATTAGCGGCAGGATCATTAACAAACCCAGTGGCTACTGCATCAACTGCAACAGCACCTAGCGTGCCGGCAGCAAGCGCGGCATTAAATGCTAAAGCTACACAATCTATAACAGCAGCCGTCGCACAGTCTGCGGCTACGGGTCCATTGAAAGATGCAGTAACAAAGGGAACTGCTATAGCGCAGACAGCGGCGGGTACTACAGTAGGTGTAGGTAAATTCGCATTGACCCCTGAGCAATTAGATAAAGCAGGCACATTGAAACCTGGTTCAGGAGCATTAGTAGCGAATCTAGCAGCCACTACAGGAAATGTGGCTACAAGCATGACTACTAATTTGTTTACAGGTAAGCCTGGCGCACAGAATCTACAAGTACTTGTCAATAATGTACCTGCGCAGTCTGCGGCATTAGCCACTAACATATCACAGGCTCAAAGTAAATTGCAAAATGCCGGAGCATTGACGGGTAATGAAACTGCAAGTCAAGTAGGCGGTATGGTAATGAGCGCGGCTAAAAATGGATTGTCAGACACTTTAGGTGCTATAAAGAGCGCGGCAGGTTCTATACCCGGTATGCCTAATTTACCTACAGGTAAGTTAGATGGTGTAATGCAAGATATATCAGCAGGTAATTTCGCGGCAGCGGCCGGCGAAGGTATAGGTGGTGTACTATCTGGATTAGAAAGTTCGTTAGAAGCCGCAGTAAAATCCCCATCATTGGCAGCAGTAACAGACCAGGCAAAAGGTTTAGCAGCCAGCGCGTTCTCTGCCATAGCATCAACATTCAAGCCAATGAAAGCAGGAGTTCCGCAGAACTTAACAGCATTGGCTAAAGAGTCTGCTGAAGCAACAATCGATGCAAGTGCTACAGATGCTACTAATGCTGTTTCACAAGCAGCCGAATCGTTAGGTTCTCAATTGAAATCTAGTTTAGGTCAAGCAGGCGATGCAGCCGTAGGCATGGCTACTGGATTGGCAAGCGTATCATTGAATAGAACAGTAGGATCTGCATTGGGAAGTGTGACAAAATTGATACCGGCCGCCGGCAGCGTGGCCGACAGTTTAGTTCAAGCGGCAACTAATAAAACAGGCGGCTCATTACAAACTGCATTAACAACGGCAGGTAAAGATTTATTAACGGGTACAGGAAAATCAGTAGCAACGGCTGCTACAGCATTTGCAGGTTCTGTTACTTCAGGCGCGGCGGCATTGTCTTCAGCGGCTGCCGCTAAGGCTACAGGTATAAACGTCGGAACAAGTTCAGTAGCAAGCGGTCTATCTAACTTACCTGGCGGACAAAGCGCAGTTTCTAGTGTGACTAATCTTGCTAAAGGATCATTACCTGGCATACCAGGAGTAGATAACATTAAATCTGCTATATCCGGCGGTGTGACAGATGTTATGAACAACCTAGGTAATCAAGTTACCGGTAAAGCAGGTGATCTATTAGGCAAATTAAAGGGCGGAGCAGACTCATTAGTATCATTAGCAACTGCAGGATTGCCTGCAGGTGCCGCAGCCGGACTACAAAGTGCATTAGGGTCTATAGCAAGTGCAGGTAGCGGAATCAAAGTACCTAGCATTGCATTGAATACTACAGATAGAAGTAGCATAACAGGTGCTATAACTAGCCAATTGGGAGATCCTGATATACCTTCTCCAAATTTTGGTGAAATAAGTGAGGCTGCTATAGGCAAAGTCGATGATTTAGCAAATCAGAAAACTGAGTATATCTTAGCACAAGGTGAATTAGTTATAGCAAGTCTAAAAGCCGAAAATAGTATGAACGAAGCATTAGACAAATATCTGACTATGCAACAGAATCTGCCTGCGGGGGATCCGCAAGTCGATGTGGCTAAATCAGCATATGATGCCGCTATAGCAGAATACATCTCTTCACAAGATAAACTAAAAGAACTAGATGAACAATACCCTGCAGTCGCATTAGCGTTATATGGTAATTCAACTACAGAAACAAACTCAAATAACACAAGCAACACCACAGTAAGTGTAGTTACTACTAAGGTGATAAAGGCTTGATATAAATACTTTATGCCTCAATATATTGGTTTTTCTACAGTAAACGCAAACAAACCCAAGACTACCAATGCCAAACCGGGTATTGACGGTGGTGTAGGATCAATAACCAATGGGATAAGCGCGGGTAAAAAGTTTAAAGTAACTGACGAAACGTTAGTCATACAAGATTTCATCAATGCGTTGAATATACGTCAAGGGGAGAAAGTAGGGCAACCGCAATATGGTACCACATTGTGGAACTTTGTTTTCGAACCCAATACCCCTGATGTTCAATTTAGCCTAGAAAATGAGATCACCCGTGTTGCTAGTTTGGATCCTAGAATAGTTTTAAACTCAGTTAAAGCATACCCGCAAGAGAATGGCATACTGTTAGAAGTTGAATTAGCAGTACAACCGTTCAATGAAGCGCAATTGTTAAGTGTGTTCTTAGATAGCACTACAAACAAAGCAAATACACAATAATCTTAAAAACCGCGGTTTTCGGATTTGATAAATAATCAAATCAGAGATTAATTATGGCTAAAAGTTCTAGACAGGCAGCACTATTCGGAGTAAATGATTGGAAAGCGATCTACCAAACTTTCCGTGAGGTCGATTTCCGAAGTTACGATTACGAGACACTACGCAAGAGTTTCATAGATTACCTGCGTGTCTACTATCCTGAAACATACAACGACTACATCGAATCTAGCGAATTCATCGCATTATTAGATGTCATGGCGTTCATGGGTCAAGGTTTAGCATTCAGAAATGACTTGAATGCCCGTGAGAACTTCATAGATACAGCAGAACGCCGTGATAGCGTCATTAAGTTAGCCAATTTAGTCAGTTATACACCAAAAAGAAACATTTGCGCTGAAGGCACATTAAAGATCACTAGCATACAAACTAGTCAATCTATAACAGATTTTAATGGAGTGAACCTAAGCAATCTTCCTATATTATGGAATGACCCTGCTAACCCAAATTGGTTCGAGCAATTTAATACTATTTTAAATGCCACCTTAATCAGTTCTCAGAAAGTAGGTCGCCCTGGTAACGTATCAGAGATATTAGGAGTCACCACAGCAGAATATACCATGAACATACCGGATGGTAGTTTGCCTATAGTACCTTTCACTAGCACAGTAGACGGCACTAACATGAACTTTGAACTTGTTAGCGTCACTAGCGTAGATGAAGATTACCTATATGAGATTCCACCTGCACCGACCGGTCGATTTAATTTCTTGTATAGAAATGATAGATTGGGTTTTGCTAGCGCAAACACAGGCTACTTCTTTTATTTCAAGCAGGGCGTATTAAACAATTACGATTTCGTATTAGAACAACAGATCAGTAACCAAACTGTCAATATCGATATACAAGGTATCAACAACACAGACACGTGGTTGTACCAATTGAACCTTAATAACGATTCAAGATTGGTATGGGAAAAAGTAAACAACGTTTATGCAGATGCATATTTGCAAACTGACACTAGCAAGAAGAATATCTTTAGTGTCAATTCACGATTCAACGACCAAGTAACATATGTGTTCGGTGACGGGGTGTTCAGCAATATTCCAGTAGGAACTTTCCGTTCATACGTTCGTGCAAGCAACGGATTGACTTATACAATAGATATCAATGAGATGCAAGGTATCAGCGTTGCTTTTACTTATATCAGCCGTGAGGGTCGCGCAGAAACATTGACATTAGGTTTGAGTTTGACACAACCAGTGAGCAATGCTCAGGCACGTGAGAGTATCGCTAGCATCAAGCAAAGAGCACCTACTAGATATTACACACAAAATAGAATGGTAAATGGAGAAGACTACAACAACTTCCCATTCACATTGTATTCATCAATCATCAAATCAAAAGCAGTAAATCGCAGTAGCATAGGTGTCAGCAAGAACCTTGATCTTTTAGATCCTACCGGCAAATATTCTAGCATTAATAATCTAGGTAGTGACGGCGGCATGTGGCAAGACGATCAATTGGGCTATGTGAATTTCAATGTCATCAATTCAAGTAGTGTCATATCATTCTTCACAGAAACTCTTTCTGCTATATTGAGCGATAACAGAACTATACAATATTATATAAATGCCACCGGTGATACTACACAGTCTCACTATAATCGTTATACATTTGCTACTGGAGTTAATAGCACTTATTTCAACACTAGCAATGTCACTGGTAACAGCGTCAATGGATATTTCTATGTTTTAGATAATACTATTGAGACACCTGTCATGTTAGGTGCCAACACAGATACTACTAGAAAATACATCATTAAAGGTTCATTATGTAAATTCATTGCGCCTACTGGTTATTATTTTGATCAAAATAATAGATTAGTGTCAGGTGTCCCTAGTTCTAGCGACAAGACTTATATATGGACTACAGTATTAAATGTAGTAGGTGATGGCAGTAATACAGGTCAAGGCGACTTCAGCAATGGTACTGGACCAGTCACATTGAATGGCTACGTGCCAAACGGTGCAATATTAAGCGTAGTGATTCCTGCTTGGGACAATAGTTTGCCTGTATCAATCATACAAGAAGCCATACTAAGAATTGAGTTACAACAAGATTTCAGTTTGGTATATGATAATAGTAGAATCGATAATAACAGATGGTCACTAGAATTAGGACAGGCTGATAATTGGTTTGTTTATTTTAACAATGTAGCAGACAACACTTACACAGTACAATATCGCTCATTGCGTTATTATTTCGGTAGCGTGGACGAGACACGTTTCACATATGCATTGAATGAATTAGTTTACGATCCATACTCAGGAAAGATACTACAAGATTTCGTCAACGTATTGGGAATCAATACTAAGCCAGGCAGCACTAATGCATTGGGTTATGACATACCTGTGAATATCATAGGACAGACTGTAGAATCTGACGGATATGTTAATGACTTTGAAGTTGAAGTAGCAAGTACAGATATCAACAATAATCTATTAGTTGTTAACCCTGATTTCTTCCAAGAAGTCACAGGCATAGTTCCAGGTTCATCTAACATAGGTAAATATGTATTCTTTGAAGAGATACAAGACGCACTCAATCTAACAAGATTGCAAATAATTCCAAGCACAGATGTAATTTACATTTATGCTGTCAAGAGCCAAATTGAAGTTGTGAAGTATGACTATCCTGTGGGACAGTTGTTCTATGCGTATTCAGACAATAAATTTTATAAATCAGTACAGGATGTCACAGTCACTCAAACTAGTTACACATTAGTTGAGCAACCTAATTATTCTGTACAACCAGGTCGTCAAGGCTTGAGTTACCTATATAGACATAACAGCAATAACACTACTAGAATAGATCCTGCTACGACAAATATCATAGATTTATATGTTGTCACACAGGCATACTATACTCAATATCAAAATTACATACAAGATTCAACTAACACAGTTCCACTACCATCAAGACCAACTATCAATGAGTTGAGCGCACAATATGGGCAGATACAGGATTATAAGATGCTGAGTGACAGCGTTGTGTTGAACAGCGTTGTATTCAAGCCGTTGTTTGGCCCTAAAGCGGTTTCAGCATTGCGCGGTACTATTAAAGTTATTAGAACTAGTGATACTACCGCTAGTGACAGTGACATAAAGAGCGCGGTATTAACTGCAATGAATGATTATTTTGATATTAATAATTGGAACTTCGGAGATACATTCTATTTCAGCGAACTAAGCGCATACCTACATAACAAACTAGGAGATATAATTAGTTCAGCAGTATTGGTGCCAAATAATCCAACTGAGCCTTTTGGAACATTGTATGAGATTAAATGTAAACCATATGAGATTTTTGTGAATGCGGCTACTGCTAATGATATTAGAGTGATCGCAGCCTTAACACCAGACCAATTACAAGTAGCGTGATATGACTAGAATAAGAACACTTGATTTTCTACCATCGATATTCCAAACTGAAACTAATAGTCAGTTTTTAGGAGCCACACTTGACCAGTTAGTGAATCCCCCTGTCACTAAAAAGATTCAGGGATTTATTGGCAGTAAAGTAGGTTATGGCATAAACGCTAAAGATTATTATGTGACAGAACCTACAAAGGTAAGAAGAGATTATCAACTAGAACCGGGTGTCGTATTCACTACAGATAATGAAGTTACTGCTAAAGATTTCATAAGTTATCCCGGCATATTAGATGCATTGAAATTGCAAGGTACTATAACTAATAAAAATAGTAGTTTATTTCAGAGTCAATTTTACAGTTGGGATAGTTTCACTAATTTAGATAAGATAATCAATTACAATCAGTACTATTGGTTGCCGCTCGGTGCTCCTGCAGTAACAGTCAGCGCATCAATCGTATACAACAACAATGATTATATTGTCACACCAACACCCGACGCATATAGCATTAAATCTATAGGAAGCAGTCAGGGTTCAGATAATCCTACTATTACATTATTAAGAGGCGGTACTTATAATTTTATCGTTGAACAGGATAGCGAATTTTGGATACAAGGCGAACCTGGAATAAGTGGCTATAGTGCCACACAAGAAAATCTTTATGTTAGAGACATATATGGCGTGACGAATAATGGCGCCAAAGTAGGCGTAATTACATTTGTCGTACCGCAGAAAGATGCACAAAATGAATTTAATCTTCCTGGAAATAATACAGTAGATTTAATCAGCACAAGACCTTATAATCAGTTGTTGGGTTCCAGTTCATCATCAGGTGTTGACGGAGTTACATTCCTTAATAATAGAACTGTAATGTTCTATGACACAGGTGATAATAATGAAACTGTGACTATAGGTCCAATTACATATAAGGTTAGTGATTATTACTGGCGCATAAGAATTGATGTCAACGGAAACATTTCTCAATTAATTCCTTTGACCACTATACCTAATAATGAAAAGATAACACCATTATATGGTAATGATTATGCAGGCTTACACTTCTATAAAGATACTTCAGGTGTAATCAATCAGTTACCTTACCTATCTGCACCATTAGACACATTATATTATCAAGATGGAACAAATGCCAACAGAGTGGGTGTCATCAGATTAATCGAAAGCAATGAAACAAATACTATAGATGTTGAGAATGACATTTTAGGTCAACCGACATATACTTCTAAGAATGGTGTAGTGTTCACTAACGGATTGAAAGTTGAATTTGACGGTGATGTAGTACCGGCAAGTTACCTTGAAGGTGAATACTATGTTGAAGGAGTAGGCACGACTGCTACTACCGGTGGTGGCATACAGTTAGTACCAGTAGAATCGCTAGACATTCCAGAACCGTTCACTACTAAGACATCTAATCCATATGACATATTAAATTATGACATAGGACCATTTGATGAATCATTAAATATTCCTAGCACACCAGATTACGTGACCATAGCAAGAAATAGCATAAGCAAAAATGCTTGGTCGCGTAGCAATCGCTGGTTCCATATTGATGTCATTAATGCCACCGCGCAATATAATGACAATCCGCAGATTGCAGTTGATTATGCATCATCTGGGTCTAAAGCGAAAAGACCTATCATTGAATTCTATCCTAACTTAAAGTTATTCAATAGCGGTAATGTAGGTAAGACTAATGTTGATTTCTTAGATAATAGAACTACAAATGCATTTGAGTCTGTCGAGAATCAACAATGCTATTATCCTGATGTACAGACATATACTGAATACACAGGCACTATAAATTCTAATGCCACGCAGATTGGTTTATCAAGTATATTAGAAAATCAATATTATCAGATAAAGACATTAGGCACTACACAATCAGATACTTGGATTCAACTAGGTGCTGTATTAGATGTAGACGGAGAATTTCAGACCGGTACAGAATATATCATTTATGATTTAGGAACAACTACACAGTCTGACTGGAGTACTATAGCCGGAACTAGCAACATATTTGTAAATGAGATTGAAGTTGGTATACAATATCAAATTTTGATAGTAGGTGATACTACTAACTGGGCTAGTATAGGTGTTGTAGGTATACCAGTACCTGGAGCGACATTCACGGCTACAGCAGTGGGTTCTGGAAATGGAAAAGTAAAAAGAATAACCCCTTATGTCAATGGGGATATCATAACATGCGGAGCAACTAGAGGTAATACTATAGGTACTGGCACTGCCCTGCAGAGATTGTTCAAATCTACTCAAACAGGATACACTACAAATACATTTATTAATGGTTATAGTTATACTATCGTTGAACTAGGTAATACTATATGGAGTTTGATAGGCGCTAGTGCGACACCAGCAGTCGGTGAGATTTTTACAGCATCTACCCCTTCAACTGTACCCGGTCAAGTTATCACTACTTATGGCACAGGTATAAGTGTTCAAGGTACTGGTCAAGTACTACAAAAGACTACAACCACTATATCTATCAATGCAAGTGATATAGTAGAAGGCACGTTTAGCCAGGGATTGTGGATCAATGATTTAATCATGGGTTCTGCTAGTGTATTGCCTACAGGTACTAGAATCTTATCTATAGACGCTAGCAATCCTACGTATCAGATGACTGTATATTGGCCTATACCTAGCGCCGCTATACCTGCTACTACAAATGCATCATTCGTTGCTAACCCAACCGATAACACGGATTTATTATTATTCCCAGGCGCAAGAGTGGTATTCGCTAAAGATGATAATTTAGAAATAAGAAACAAGATATATGTAGCAGAAGTCAATACTATAAGTTCTACATCTTATCCGGTCATTACATTAACTGAAGCAGTAGACAGCTTTGTATTAGCAGGCGATCAGTTCTCTATTAGTAATGGATTTAATTTTAAAGGGCTTGCTGTATATTTTAATGGTGAATATTATTCAGGAACCGTTGATGACTTCCCTGAAGCACAACAAAAGACCACAGTAAATCAAGCACCTAAATTTGATTTGTTTGACGAGAACGGTATCAGTTATAGTGATGATTTAGTATATCAATCATCTACATTTGACGGCTGTAAACTTTTCAATTACAAGTTGGGTGTTGGTATTAACGATGCTGTATTGGGATTCCCTATAAGTTATAGTTCTATCAATAATGTAGGTGACATTAGTTTTGAGATATCTTTGAATACTCAAACTTTCGATTACATCAGCGATGGAAATTCTATCACTAGTACAGTAAAGAATGGATTCGTATACAACTATACTTCTAGAACCGAATATGAAAGATTATTGGGTTGGCAAACTGCGGTAGCACCAAGCACTCAATATCAAGTATTTCAATTTAATTATGTAGCCAATGTTCCTGCACAAATATTGAATGCGGGAGATACTATAGAATTCACAGTAGATGTTGATGTGCCGCAACTAAATGTAGATGATACTATATGGCCAAGTCTGCAAGTATACAACAATAATAATATATTGACATTAGGCACAGACTACACAGTAGAAAACAAGACAGACTCAACTATCATAACTATACAGTTGTCAGAAGATATCGATACACCTATACAAGTATTAATATTAAGCGACAAGGTAAGTGAACATGCATATTATAGCATACCTATAAACTTAAAGAACAACCCATTTAATACTGACCCCACATCTGTCGATATCGGTGATATCAGAGGTCAATATCAATCTATATTTGAAAACAATCCTGATACTACAGGAGAGATGTTTGGACCAAACAACTATCGTGATCTAGGAAATCTAGTGCCATGGGGCACAGCCATAACTCAGAACAGCGCAAGTTTAGTGTTACCGGGCGCATTTTTGCGCGATCCACAACATAATCTATATGATGCATTATTGTTCAACAGTAGAGAATATATCAAATTTAAGAATCTATTAATCGATACTGTCAACCAAATCGCGGCTCAACAAAAGTTTGATCCTTCCGCATTATTAGATGAAGCCATCGATATCATTACAAGCGTAAAGAGCAAAGAACAGCCTTTCTTTTGGTCTGACATGATACCTAACAAGGCTCCGTTTATCAGCAACACTTATACGTTCGCTAACCAAGCAGAGACATCAGTATTCCCACTAAGCAAGATTTATGATTTCAGTACTGCAAACTATGATGGCGTATTAATATATCTACAAAGAAAGATTCAAGGTGTCGCGGTAACTAAACAGTTATTGAGAGATACACAGTACGTAATCAGCACAACTAGCCCTAGCGTGACAGTCAATGTATTCTTGCAGACTGATGACAAAATCATAATCAAAGAATATAATCAAACATATGGTTCATATATTCCTAATACTCCAACTAAGTTAGGTCTATATCCATTGTTTGAACCTAAGATATTATTAGATAATACTTACGCAGAACCTACTTATTTCATACAAGGTCATGATGGTTCGTATAACAAACTATACGGAGAATATGATGCTGTATTCGGTGTACCGTCTGATTTCAGAGATCAAGCATTACTTGAATATGAGACAAGAGTTTATAACAATATCAAGTTAAGCAGATCATTACCTGTCGATCTTGCATTGATTGTTCCTGGTTATTTCAGAAGTACTGCATTAAGTTATCTAGAGTGGACAGAAGTTTATAGCAAGAATTTCTTAGATTGGGTAGGTCAAAACAGATTAGATTATAAGACACAATTATACAGAGCACCAGATCCATATACTTATAATTATAGAGAAAGCACATTAAAACTAGACAACAGTTTAGTGATGCAGGGTAACTGGAGAGGTATCTATCAATATGTTTATGATACATCGACTCCTAACTTGACACCATGGGCTATGATCGGTTATTCTACTAAGCCAAGTTGGTGGGAAGATCGTTATGGTCCTGCACCCTACACAAATCAAAACTTGATATTGTGGACTGATTTACAAGATGGAATAGATTATAACAACGGTGATCCTGTAGTAAGACCTTTATACAAGAGACCGGGTCTGTTAAACATAATACCTGTAGATGATCAGGGTAATCTCAAAGAACCTTTAGACACAGTAATAGCAAATTATAATCAATTAACGTTCAAACGTAATTGGATGGTGGGCGATGATGCTCCTGTAGAATACTCATATCGTAAAAGTTCAACATATCCATTCGACTTGATGCGATTGCAGGCATTATTAGTGCCGGCAGATTTTTATAACTTAGGTGCAGACTTAGACAATTACAAGTATAACAGCGAGTTCGATCAGTTCCTAGTGAATGGTAGAACACACTTAGTTCCTAGTGAGATAGAGATTTACGGCAACGGTACAGCGAAAACTAGTTACATCAATTGGATCGTTGACTATGAAAAACAATTAGGTGTTGATGCTACCACTAACATCAAAAAATTATTGACGAACTTAGATGTAAGATTAGTTCATAGGCTAGCGGGTTTCAGCGACAAGTCTATTTTAAAATTCTTTGTCGAGAAAGGCACCCCGGATGCGCAGAATAGCAGTTTGATAATTCCTGATGAGAGTTATCAAGTGTTGTTATATGAAAATCAGCCATCAGTAAAACTAGTTTATTCCGGTGTAGTGATACAAAAAACTACTGAGGGATTTGCTGTATTTGGCAACAGCCAGACTAGCGCATTCTTTAGAACATTGCGCCCTGTATTGAACGGTCCGAAAGACAGAATAACAGTACAGGATACTACAGTATCAGTAGCAAAAGATCATTATCCTACTGAAGTAATCACCCCTTATGGTACTATATTCTATACCACTACCGATGTCGCACAATTCTTAGTAGACTATGGTGCATGGTTAGAAAGCAGGGGCGCAGTATTTGATGACCAGATACAGAACGTTCCGATTAATTGGAATCAGATGGTTGCAGAATTCTTGTATTGGACACAAGTGGGATTCATCTCAGGCAGCGTAATCACATTGAATCCATCTGCTAAACAGTTGACTATCGATAAAGCAGATCATATCGTACAACCTTTAACTTATAACCAAACAAACTTTGTGTTGAACAATAATTTGTATCCAATACAAAATAAAGACTTGGCTATAGCAAGAGATCAAACATTATTCCAGATCAAGCCGTTGAACGACGGTGATGCAATCGCATACGGACAGTTTAATTTAAGCAATATAGAACACGGTATCGTATTCCAGAATGAGACATTGTTCAACGATGTCATCTATAATCTTGTTTCAGGCTTGAAGCAGAATCGTATCTATGTTCGCGGTACTAAGAGTGCTGAATGGAACGGCACTATGTTTGCTAGCGGTTTCATTTACAATCAAGACAATATACAAGAGTGGTCAGGCGATCTCAAATATACTAAAGGTCAGATCGTCAAATATAAGAATAAATTCTTTACTGCACTCGAAATCATACAACCTAATCCTAAGTTCAATCAGAACCAGTGGAAGATCACCGATTATGATGAGATACAAAAAGGCTTGTTACCTAACAGTAGCACACGCAGTTATGAAAGTGCATTGTACTACAATACTGATGAGGCAAATCTAGAGAAAGATGCTGATCTATTGGGTTTCAGTTTGATAGGCTTTAGACCTAGAGAGTACATGGCAAGCGCAGACTTGACTGACATAACACAGGTCAACGTGTACAAGAACTTGATCAAAGAAAAAGGTACATTGAACGCAGTAAAAGCATTCAAGGGTTCTAATTTACCTCAAGGCGGCATAGATTATGATGTCTATGAGAACTGGGCGATATTACAAGGAACATTTGGCGGAACGTTAAATGACAATTTCATTGAATTCAAATTGAATGAAAGTCAATTGACTGGCAATCCTGGCATCATAGGTTTAACTGATGGAAATGACGTACCGGGCGCACAAGAATTAGTACCGTTATATAGCCTATATAATTATGGTAGACCGATCAATACTCCGTATATATTACCTACAGTGGCTAGCGATACTCCTGATAGAGTATATCCTAATGCTGGATATGTCAATATCAACGATGTCAAGATGTCTGCTTATTTCTACAGCAACTTGCCAACCGGAGTTGATCAGAATGGTATACTAGTACCATTATCCGATCTATATGTAAATGATTATGTATGGCTAGCAGATAATCAATCGACTTGGCAGATACTGACACCTGTCACTAGCGGAAGAGTAGTTCAAGTACGCGCCAATCTGAACGGCACTTGCACAGTAACTTTCGCTGATGATCATGATCTATCACAGTATGAAGTATTCGCTATAATCAATTTTGATTCAAGCGTCAATGGCTATTTCACAGCATCTACTATCATTAATACTAGACAAGTATTGGTATCATTGACATTACCGGGATCAACTAAGGTATTAACAGGTGAAGGTATAGGCTTAAAGTTCTTGTCTCAAAGAGTGGAACAACCCGGCGATATCAATAGTTTACCATTAGTCAATACTGAATTCGTAAAGAATAAAGTATGGGTTGATACTAACAATGACGGCGGATGGGCAGTATATCAGAAGAGCATCAACTATCAATATGATGCAGAATATTACAAAACAAATGCTGTGAATTTTGGTAACGCAGTAGCGTTCGATTCCTCAGTTGGATACTTGATCGCAGACAGTGGTGCTAACAATGTTTACAGATATACATTAAACGTCATAACCGGCGATTACGACAATACTGCAACATTGACCGGTGACGCAAGTTTTGGTACTAGCATAGCACATAAAGACAACATCTATGTCATATCACAACCTACTACTAATCCTCGTGTAAAGATTTATACATTAAACGATACTACTATTAGCAATGATTTGATATCATATCAAACTATATTGGCATCTGATAATGTCGCTACTAACGGTAGTACTAATTTTGGTAGTGCAGTAGCATTGTCAGGCGACTTGAACTGGCTATATATCAGCGATTTTAATGAAAATACTCCGTCTGCTAGAAACAAAGTTCATGCTTTCCGTAGAAGAAACATCAGTACTACTGCTGGAAGTTTCGTAGTAGGAAAAACTTATCAAATAACAAGTATAGGCACAACTGATTTTACTGCCGTAGGTGCAGTATCAAATGAAGTTGGTATATACTTTGTTGCTGATGATGGCAGTTCGCCCCCGGGAACATTGATTGGTACTGGCACAGGTACAGCAACACGTTGCGATTATCAGTACATGACAACCATTACTAATGGTTCAATAAGCGTTGATAAGTTTGGATATTCAATCGCCACTAATTACTATGGTACTACTCTAGTAGTAGGGGCACCTTATGTTGACGATGGTACTGTACTAAACTATGGCAATTCTTATGTCTATGACAGATTAGTACAGAACATAGAAATCAACCAGGCTTATAATTCAGTTACACCTGCGCAATTCACATTGATATGGGCTCCCGATCCAACGCTTCCATTAACTGTAACTAAGAACGGTATACTTGTAGATACTTCATTGTATTCTGTGTCAGGTACTACATTGACATATAGCGGACAGTTTAGTTATGGAGATATATTGAATGTAAGCGGTAGTCAATTTGTATTGATTCAGACATTGACTAACGAACAAGCACCTAGAATCGGTGTTCAATTTGGTTATAGTTGCGACACCAATACTTCTGGTACTGAGATATTAGTAGGTGCGCCATACTACCTAGGTACAGGCAATGTAGAGGGCGGAGTATTCAGATACACTAACGGTGGTGCAAGATTTGGTACTGTGATAGGTACTATCAATACTACTGTTACAGCACCTAGACAAATATTGATCAATGGATTCTTGGTAACGATTACCGCCGGCAATGCAGAAAATGCGGCCGCATCTATCAACAACGCTAAAATAACAAATGTGATTGCTGATCATAATGATGGTAAACTGATAATAAGTTTAGCAAATCATGATTTAGCAAATGTAAATCAAGAGTTGTTGATTACTACATACGATCCAATAGCATTGACTCAATTAGGATTGACAATATATACACAAACTCAAATAATCAATAATCCTCATGAAGTAGGTGCAAGCCAGTTTGGTACCGCAGTTAAATTTAATGAATACAACAGCGTGGCTATTAGCGCGCCTGTAGCAGATAGATATTCAGCAACAACATTTGATTTTATTGATGATACCAATAATGATAACGATACTATATTCGATAACAATTCGACACAATTTGTCGATGTTTTCAATAATGCAGGTGCTGTTTATACATTTGACTATCTAAGTAATTACCTTGAGTCATTGACTAACATAGGCAATTATACTTACGCACAAAGTGTGAATGCAAAAAATCTAGAATACGGGGCACAGCCGCGTTATGGCGATGCATTAGAATGGAATGATGATAGAATAGTGATAGGTGCACCTAACTTTAGACCTAATGTACAAGATGGTCAAGTGGTGACATATATCAATAATTATGGCGTTCAGAACTGGGAAGTTTATAGACAGACTAATCCTATAGTAGATATCGAAAGATTAGAAAACATACAGATTTTCAGCGCGGAAACTAATAACACACTAATCAACTTAGACTATATCGATCCATTGCAGGGTAAGATACTAGGCGCAGTAAGACAAAACATAGATTTTATCACTAATACTGATCCTGCAGGATATAATAATACTACAAGCACATTACCAAACTTAGTTTGGGGCGCAGATCAAATAGGTAAGATATGGTTCGATACTACTAACATACGTTTCATAAACTACCATCAAAATGATAATCTGTACAATGCAAGATACTGGGGACAATTGTTCCCAGGTAGTGATGTAGCAGTTTGCACATGGGTTGCAAGTACAGTACCTCCTACAGAGTATCAAGGACCCGGCACACCTAAGAACGTGGCAGCGTTCACAGTACAGACATCGTTGAACTCAAATAATACTGTAGTACCTATATATTATTTCTGGGTAAGAAATACTGGAATCGTGGATCCAAATAAGACATTAGCAGATACAAACATTGCTAATTACATAGCCAATCCGCAGGGTACAGGTATCGCATATTTGGCTCCATTATCAACAAATGTTTTTGCCGTATACAATTGTAAAGGCTATATCAATGCTAATGATAGCGTATTGCATGTAGGTTACAATACTGGTACTGAGAGCAATCCTGCGCACCAGCAGTTTGATTTGATAAGAAGTGATTTCCCGGATGATTTCTTACCGGGTGTTCCAGGTATATTAGGAGTCAAAGAACCAGAATCGTTGTATGACAGATTACTTGATAGTTTGAGTGGTGTAGATGAGATAGGGCAATCAGTACCGGATCCATTCTTACCTAAGGCAGTTCAGAGTGGTGTTCTCGCTCGTCCAAGACAGAGTTTCTTCTATGACAGATATGCGGCATTAAAGAATTACATTCAATATGCAAACACTATAATGACATTGTACCCGATAGCAGAACTCAGATCATTCGATTTCTTGTTTGAGTCAGGTACATATTATGATACTCAAGATTATTGGGAATATATCAACTGGTGGGCACCTGGCTACGATAACAATACAAGATCAGTATTGCAAGTACCTATCTATGCCGATCTATCAGCATTAGATGTAGCATCGGGAACCATAGTCACAGTATCTAAGAACGGTTTAGGTTCTAGCGAAACATACATTTACGAAGGCGCAGGTGTATGGACTAGAATAGGTTTGCAAAACGGTACTATACAATTTAAGAGTAGCCTGTATGATTATAGCGCAGCCGGATATGGCTTTGGTGGAACATTCTACGATACTGATAGTTTTGATTCTTACCCAAGTCAGCCTACACGCTGGATCGTTCGCGCATTAAGCGAACAGATTTATACTAATGAGTTATTGATCCATAGAAATAAGAGTTTGATATTGTTGTTTGAATATATCCAAGAAGAAACAATAGAGAATCAAAACTATCTACCATGGCTCAATAAGACTTCATTAATCGATGTATCACACAAGATTCGTGAACTAAAAGAGTTGAAAAACTTTATTGGTGATAATCAAGAATTCTTGTCAGGTTATGTCAATGAAACAAAACCATATCACGTAGTGATAAAAGAATTCTTGTTTAATTACACAGGCGGTGATGTATATCCAGGGACTATAACAGACTTTGATGTTCCTGCACAATTCGATTCGACTATCAATAAATTTGTTAGCCCGCAACTTGTATACAACAACGTTAATACCGACTATGAATTCTTACCTAGCGCAAACGTATGGCAAGCACAGAATTATACTAACTGGTTCAATAATTACGGCGTAAGTCTAACCGGAGAGACTAGTTATCTCATGGGCAAACTATTGTCTTATGTGACAATGGTTAGCACCTCAATCGTAGTTGACAATGCACAAGGGTATCCAGTCAATGGTACTATAAAGATCGGCGATGAATTGATAACTTATGCCAGCGTAGACAGAGCCACCGGAGTGCTAACTGGTTTGACTAGAGGTGCAAATCAAACAGACGTATCAATACATTTACCAAATTCAGATATATTCATGGATTTAGAACCGATAATTGTATTAGATAGCGGTAAGAACTATTCTAGCCCGCCTAGAGTGATTGCTTATATCGATACAGAAAAGTATCCAGAACCAAGAGTTCAGGCTGAACTTCAAGTGGTTATGAGCCTAGACAAAGTTACAGGAATCAATGTTATCAATCCGGGTGCAGGTTATGCTGTGACTCCTGAGATCAGAATAGAGACTGCTGAAACATTTGAATTTGCTAGTGCAAATGTCAATCTGACCAGTAACACGATAGAGTTAAATGCCTCAGCATTGGATACAGGAGATATGGTTAGATATGTATCTGGCACTACCAACATCGGTGGTTTATCTAACAAAGAATATTATTATGTCAACGTACTAGATTCAAGTCCTAACACTATCATAGCATTATATGACTCATATCTAAATGCGCTAGAAGACAAGAATAGAGTAACATTCCTTGCTCAAGGTACAGGCACGCAGTCTATCACTATTGGTGCTAGAGCCATAGCGATATCGACAAGTTATCCTGTGAGAGAAAACAACATCAACTTGAGATTTGATAGAACAAGTTACAACACACAGATAACAGACTGGACACCGAATACATTCTATGGTAGTCAGTTTGTGGGCTATTACTTAGATGGTTCATCAAGTGGAGTTTCATTGGCTTCATCACAACCGGACATCAATATTATATTGTCAAGCGCAGAGGGAACAGTGTTTCCTATAGTGTCAGTAGCAAATAATACATTGACTGAATGGTCAAATCTTGTAAGAACTGTAGGTGGAATCACTAGCAGTACTGACATCAATCTAAGTACTACGAGTTCACCTGCTGATCAATATCCATCTGGTGGTACAACAGGTATGACAGTTGGTATGCCTATAAAATTCACAAGAACTGAGGCAGGTATAGTTGCTAATACTGTATATTATGTTCAATCTATTATAGATAGAGATTCATTCACAATAAGTGCAACTATAGGCGGCCCTGCATTGTCATTGACAACTGGCGTATTGACAAACATGAAATGTTTTGTTGCCAAAGTCACAGACACTACAGTAATCACCGCTAACTATCCTGGTATAAGAACTATCACAGGTACGAATACTACTAACAATTCTATTACAGTACCGTTGAGTGCTATAGGTACCGGTGGTACTAACGGAATGTATCTCAATGTACCGGTTATATTCACAGGTAACGTGTTTGGTGGATTAGAGGCTAATAAGGTTTATTACGTAGTATCACTATTCGGCTCTGAAGCATTCTCAGTATCCGAAAATATGGATACAGTTTATATCAGAGTGTTATCTACAGATGCATTCGGCAACATAAGCGTAGAGACTACTAATGGATTGAAGGTAGGAGATCCTATAGTATTTGATGGTATGTACGTGAATGGTGTGTCTCAGGATACATTTGGTGGTATCAACAAACAACAGATTTATTATATAAAGAGCATCAGTACCAATATAATCAGTATCAGTACTACACCTACAGGTGGCACATTCATCACAACTACACAAGTATCAGATCCATTGACATATTGCTTCATCACAAGTCAGACAGAGGTCAAGCAATTAGTGGCTACAACTTCACAAAGTGCTACTATGAGCATATCATTGCCGGTGAGCCCAGGTCAAGTTAATGGACAGAAGTTTACATTCTATAGTTCACCTAGTGATTATGCATTGGGTATAACTACTGATTACTACTTGAAGGTTCGTAGTGCTAACACATTTGAAGTGTATAGCGATCCGTTATTGCAAGTTCCAGTTGCGGGTGCAGATTTCACATACGCCGGCTTTACTACAACTACTGCCACAGCGATCACATCATCGGACGATAGAGTAACTGTTACAAGTTCAGCGGCTTTTGATATTGATGATCCGGTCGTGTTTACTGGTACAATGTTCTCATCTGAAATCATATTAGGTAAGACTTACTATATCTACGACAAGCCAACATCAACAACAGTTCGCTTGGCGGCTACAGAAGGCGGTGCAGTAATCAACTTTACAACCAGCGCCAGCGGTTCAATGACTATGGCTACAGTAGGCAGTTTTGCGTTGTTACCAGAACCATTCACATTCACACCAAGCATAGTTCGCTATAACAATCGTCTATGGTCATGCGTGATATCAAATAATGATAATCAATTCGTGTTTGGTAATTGGGAATTATTAAGTAGCGGCGATATGAGATTGAACGCACTTGATCGCGCAGAAGGTTATTATCAACCTACTATTAACATGCCGGGCAGAGATTTGACACAGTTGTTTACAGGTTTGACTTATCCTAATACAACATATAAAGGCAATCAATTCGATCCTGATCAGCAGTATCCTATCGATACACAGTTGATAGATCAATCATTCGTTGCTACTAATGTTAACATACCTGCTGTGGCGTTTGACGGTACTAATTATATTGCTCCTGCAAATCTTCCTAATTATTCAGGCATCATTGCAGACATAGAAGTGCAAAATGATTGGTCATTATATAAGTTAGCAAATGATACATTGTCATTCACAGACATTGTTAGATATGGTGACCAATATGTGATGACATCAAATAATAGAGCAATACCTTTATTCACAAGCGACAATCAAACTGTTTGGAAAACCGATACTTACTTTGTGCCTTTCGGCGTCCCGGAAATTGGGCGTGATATCTTCAAGATAAGAATGATAGAAGCAAATCAAGCATATAATGCTGTAATATGCAATAACGGGTTGTTCATAGCAGTCAATACTAATATCGTAACTAGCACCGATCTAGTTAACTGGCAAGCAAGATTGCCGTCACTTGGTGCTACAACAATATTGAATGATGTAGCGTATGTTACTGCATCTGGATTTACTGGTTATATAACAGTAGGTTCAAAGCCCGGTGCCGGCGTAATCTATAAGAGTCTTAATGGTCTAAACTGGACAGAATTTACTGGTCCAATTAATAGTGGACTAAACGCAGTAACATCGGGATTCGGTAAGATATATGCGGTAGGTAATCAAATTATTGCCTATAGCACAGACAGTACTAATTGGACATTAATTACGTCAACAGGTAACGTATTCAACGATGTATACTATGCCAATGGAATATTAGTATTAGTAGGAAATAACGGATTGGTACAAACATCTACGGATGGTATTAATTTCGTGACTAAGACTACGGGAACTACTGAAAATCTAAACAGCGTAATGTATGTGCCTGAAAAGAATCAATGGACTATAGTTGGTAACAACAATACTGTGTTACAGACTAGCAACATCACAGCCGGCACAGTATTGTGGGGCACTACTAATATATTCCAAGAAGTCAGAACAGAATACACTATACAAGGTGATCCGTTCATGTCAGGTTATGGCCCAGAAGAAATGGTGCCGGGTATCGTGTCGGATCAGTTAGTGATGACTGTAAACACAAGACCAGGAACAAATTGGCCAGCAAATCAATATGCGCATGTAGGATACAAAGTTGTTTCATTAGAACTTGATAGAACAATAACAAATGAATATAAATTTGGTTATGCTACTCAGACGCCAGCACAAATAAATGTGTTCTTCATGGTTGATGGATTAAGCATCACATTATATGAAAATATTGATTATACTGTTGATTGGTATAATAAGATTGTGTTTTTGAATAACCCATTAACATCAGGACAAAAAGTACGCATTGATGTTTATGAAGTTGGTAACGGTGAGCAACTAGTTAAATCAAATACTGATAACGACCCTATCGAAATCAATTTGACTACTGGATTCGATGAGATAGCACTCGATTGCAATTACACCAATCTAGATTATAATGGCGGTGGTATAGTGCAAGTATATACTGACGGAGAATTCTATACAGAACCTGCGGTATTCTACAATGGCACTAAGTTGGTACCGGGTCTAGCAAATTATGCTATATCTACAAATGCAATCAATAATTCGATTACAACATTCAGCACAACTGGATTCCTCACAGATCAAAGAATTACATTTAGCGAAACAATGTTCGGTGGAATAACTCCGTTGGTTAGTTACTATATAGATCAAGTACTGTCGGGAACTGCTTTCACCATCAAAGATCAATTTGGTAATCCCGTAACATTAATAGGTGCTACTGGCACCGCACTATTTGTCACAGAAGACTATGCGGCTATGCCTGCTGATAATCAGATAACTGCGAAAGTTGTGTTCGCTGATCATTATGATATGTTAACAGATTATATTTCATACTCATTCTTCGGCGAAACACAGCCGTTACAATATGGATTCACAATACCGCAGACACAGCAGTTCTTAGGTAACGGCACCGTTGGACCATATATATTGACAAATAACTTGTCAGGATTCAATCCAGAAAATGCCGTAGTTGAAGTTGACGGATTAAGAAGAAGTCCAACAGAATACAATGTCAATTATACTACAGGTGCATTGGTATTCAATTCATTGACTCCGAGCAGTTCAAGCACCATCGCTGTAACTACTTACAATGATACAAACAGACAATACCTGTTTACTAATCAGTATACAGGACAGCAAGTGACTCCAATCACTTATGTAAACAACGTAGTGATACCTGCAGTAGTAACTGCTCCTGGACATAATTTATCTGACAATGACGTAGTGCGAATAGAAGGTGTATCAGGATCGGTGCAATTAAATGGACAGTTGTTCACAATCAATGTATTGACTCCGGACACATTTGCACTATATGAGTATATACCTAATGTCCCATACACAGCGTCAGTACCGTTGACCGATGTTAACACTTACGTAAGTGGTGGATATGTTTCATTACATCAGAGTTATATGTTATATAACAAGATAGCAGTATCAAGTGATGCAAATTATATTTTTGTAAACAAAGCAACTGGTTTAGTAGAAGGAACTCCGGTATACTTCACAGAAGCAGGTAAAGACCTTGGCGACCCAACAAACATACCAGAGATTGTTGCTGGTGTAGAATACTATATCAAGGAAGTAATTGAGATAGACAGTAGTAACGACAAGTTTAGTATTTCTAATACTAGAAACGGTGTTGCGAAAACATTATCTGTACAGTCAGGCTTGAATATAAATGTCGCTCAATGGGAGCAGACAAATGTTGATCGTCTATGGGTAACAGTTAACGGACAGCGCGTAGCGTCAAGCAAATTGAAATTGCACGATGCTAATGAAGTATCTATATTGACTGAAATATTACCAACTGATACAGTCATCATCACTAGCATGATGCCTTCAGCAACACCTGATCAACAGACTTATCTACAGATAGTAGATGTTGCGGGACAATCAAGTGTATACCGCGCAAATTCTGAAACAAGAACTTGGTTGAGTGAGCGTGTCGGTGAGTATGCAACTACTATAAAAGTAGCAGACTCGACTAGATTGACCAATAAAGTCACACAGACTTCAGTTACACCTAATAGCGAGTTTGGATATCGTACTGTACCCTTGATATCAAATAGGCTAGATACGTTACAAGTCAAGGTTCATAATGATACTAAAGGTCTTGATATAGATCAGGATTACTTGATATTAAGCGCAAGCGGTTTAGGAGCATTAGTTTCTATACAAGACGGCGACTGGATCAGCACAGGTGATATGTTGACTATCACTACACTAGAAGGTAAGTTCATCTATGTCAATGGTGAATACATGCAGATATTGGGAGTTGATGAGGACCTAAACACAATCGATGTACAAAGAGGAGTGTTAGGATCTATCATAAATCCAACTATTCCTAGATACAGCACAGTATTCAGTATTTTAGAATACAACAAGATGACCGAGACTAATTACAATAGTGTCTGGAATCCTATACCCGGGGTCTATAACGTGACTGAGGGAGATCCTTTACAGATCGCTGATACAGCAGGTGCTAGATTCTTAAAAGTGGATGTTACTTAAATGATAAATAATTCAATAGGGAAAAAGTCGGAACCTGACGATAAAAAGCCGGAATACCAGCAGAAAAAACCCAACGAAAATAGCGGGGTTTATATGTCGTCACATGTGAAGATTTATGATCCTAACACAAAGGAAGTTTTTGTGCAAAAGAGGGCTGACGATTAAATGATAACACTATCTTATAAGATTGAGGGATTTTTGAAAATCTACGATCCAAATAGTTTGGAAGTATTTGTAGACAAGAAAAATGCCATCAATTATGAAAACATGAGTGAGGCTCTTGCCGACACACTAAGCAATCGTGGATACGGCGAGATTTATCAGATGGCCTTCGGCAACGGTGGTGCTAGCGTAGACGAAACAGGTATTATTACATATCTGCCGCCCAATACAACAGGGCAAAACGCCGCTCTTTATAATGAAACCTATGCTAAGATAGTAGACGATACTAGCGTTTTTAACCAGGATCCTACTAGAAACAAAATGACTGTGAATCATACTTCAGGTAGATTATATACAGACATTTTAGTGCAATGCTTATTAGATTATGGTGAGCCTGCAGGACAGATGGCTTTCGATAATAGCACAGAAACAGATTCAAGTTACATATTTGATGAATTAGGATTATTAGCGAATTATGGTACTGACAGCGATGGAAACATCATAACAAGATTGTTGACTCATGTTATATTCCACCCAGTTCAAAAATCGCTAAATCGTCAGATACAGATAGATTATACTGTGAGAATACAGAGCCTCACAAATCAGATAACTTTGTAAAGATAAATAAAAATAGCGGATTATAAACTATGGCATATACGATTGTTAAAAGCGACGGAACAGTACTTACTACCATCGCCGACGGGCAGATCAACACGACCAGTACGTCAGTAGGACTTCCTGGTCGTAACTACGCTGGTTATGGAGTAGTTCAGGATACTTCTTTCGTGCATATCATAGAAAATTTCGCAGACAGCACTCCACCACCAAACCCATTGCGTGGTCAGTTATGGTATAACACAAACACCAGCACACTATGTGTATGTCCTGCTGATGGTGAGACAGTCACTAGCAATTGGTTAGTTTTATCAGCAACAAGTCCAAGTGGAAATACTAATTTCGGTAATGTTGTTATAGCCACTGATTTGACAGTAGGTGATGATATAGCCGCCGGTGGCGATCTTTCAGTATCAGGCAATATCACTACTACTGGTCTAACCGCATCAGGAAATATTAATGCAGGTAATATCAACTGTACGTTGATTTCCGGCACATTAACAACAGTGGCACAGCCCAATGTAACAAGTTTAGGTACATTGACAAGTCTAAACGTTAGCGGTACTATCACAGCGGCTAATATTGTCGCTAACACAGGATTTATTCAAACTGCGACATTGACTTCAGGTTCCAATACTACAGCAGGAATTATCACAGGTAACTGGACATTAAGCACAGGTTCTAGAATACAAGCCACATATGCCGACTTAGCAGAAAGATTTGAGTCTGAAACTGAACTGAGCCCGGGTACTGTCGTAGAATTAGGCGGAAGCAAAGAAATCAGAGCAGTTCGTTATGAATTAAGTGAAGATGTATTCGGGGTAATTTCTAATACAGCGGCATATTTGATGAACGCAGGTGCCGGAACTGATGAGACACATCCTCCCGTAGCCATGTCAGGCCGTGTAAAAGTAAAAGTCACCGGAAATATAAATAAAGGTGATCGTTTAGTTAGCGCAGGTGGTGGTATTGCCAGGGCAGCAAAACAAGGCGAGGCTACCGCGTTTAATACGATCGGTAGAAGTTTAGAAGACAAGCACGGTCCTGACCTAGGAGAGGTCGAGGCAATCGTGATTATAAGATAAATAAGTATATAGGATAGGAATTTAAAACATGAGCTACGCACAATTTAATTTGATTGAAGCAACAGACTTTAACAACTTGGTTGGAGGTAATCCTACTTCATCGGCCAACACTTTAAATGCTACTTGGGCTACAGGTAGCGGTCAAGGCGGTTATGGTCAGACTGCTGTTGCTAACGTAGCATCCGGCCAAGTTGTAGCAGCCACAAACTGGGCAGCATTAGTTAATAATACTGCTAGCGCAGCCGCACATCAGGGTTCAACCATTACTGGTGTTACTGCTCCGGTAGCAGGCGGTATCGTCACTTTCATCAGCGCAATTCCTACAAATTTACAGACCATATGGGGAAGCAGAGGCAATGCTACTGCACAAGGTAGTACTACTTCCAACACACAAACTACTACTGCCGCATGGACAGACTATGCAAACTTCACATTCACTTGCACATTTGCGAACGGTGATGCCGCTCGTTATTTCTTCAATGCAGGCGGTCAGTTGAAGTTCACATGCTCGCACTCAAATAGCACAGCAGGTATTAACGCTGCCATGCAGACATTGGCAACTGCAACAGGTACTCTCAATATCAGTGGTCAGAACTCAGGTTCACGCACTATTGCAGGTACATCATACACAGGGGTCACTAAGACAGGCGGTAGCGGTTCACCAACAGTCTCAACTAACTCAGGTTATTTCGGACTAGGCACAGCAAACACAACAATCTTTGACCAAGACTCAGGCACAGCACCATATACTACTACAGTTCAGATTCAATATCTAGCAAGAACGAATGGTGTGCAGGGTTCAAATGGTGATAACGGTTCCGTAGTTACTGTTCATTGCTTATTCGACAAGATAAGTGGTAACGGTACAGTTGGTAGTGGTTCAACCGTGACTTGCACATTGGTGCCACCGTCAACAACTAATATCGCCAATACTTGGGGCGCCATCACTTTAGCCGGCGCGAACGTTACAGCCTAATTTTCAGCACAATCTAGCACCATATAAATACTCGCAAGAGGAGTTTATATGGATATCCAAAGTTTGTTGTCTGAAGCCAAAGCACGGTTCGCCCACAATTCTGCTAAAGATTACTTAAGAGAAAAATACAAAAATAAATTTTTGGTCGCTGACCAAAACGGGCTATGGGTTGCCGATGTTACCACCATAGCAACACTTCAAAGTTTCGACACAGATAAAGTAATATTGATCGATACACACAATAGGCCTGTCGAAATAGATAGACTATCTCTTCTAACCAAACTTAAAACGGTTCATCAAGAAACCATGAGTTTATACCTTAGCGAGTTTAAAGAGTTAGAGACTAAAAGATGAATAGAGGCATATTGCTTTTTGCGTTTAACTCGCCTGAGTATAACTACTTCAAAATGGCAGAGTTCACAGCAAAGCGAGTCAATCATTTTTTAAATTTACCAGTAAGCATAGTTACTGATAAAAACTCCTACGCAACCAGTACTGGTTATGCTTTCGATAATGTCTATACTATAGATAGCGACCCTAATAATACATTTCAAGGAAGAGTATGGCTAAACAAAGGCCGTTATCGTAGTTATGAATTAAGCCCATATGACGAGACTATTTTATTAGATGTGGATTATGTAGTTAACTCTGATACCTTACTTAAAGTGTTTGATGTAATGGATGATTTTTGCTGCCACGAATCAATCAACTTTTTGATGAATGAATACAACAAAAAAGAACATCTTGATTTTAGTAACGTATTGACATTACCTACATTATGGGCTACTGTTGTGGGTTTTAAAAAGACAAAAAGAGTCGAGAATATCTTTCAATGCTTAAAGATGGTGCAAGAGAACTATCAACATTATGGGAATATACATAAATTCTCATGTGATACATATCGCAATGACTATGGATTGACTATAGCACATAGGATAGTTAATGGACACGCAGATGTAAGATCAGATGTCATACCTTGGAATCTCACACATATAGGCCCTAAGACATATGTGTATAAGAATAATGATGATGAATTTTGTACAGATTATACAATCGTATATGACAAGTGGATGCGTGGCAAGATTAAGAAAGAATATATCACAATCAAGAATATGGATTTTCATGTCATCAATAAAGATATCTTCATGGAGTTGTGCGAATGAGCAAAGGTTTCCTAGTACTAGCACAAAACACAAAAGATGTTGATTATGTAAAATGTGCAGAAGTTTTGGCTAGAAGTGTCAAGAAAGTCATGCCCAACATGAATATCTCATTAGTGAGTGATGACGTTGATTCTAGTCCATACTTTGATCAAGTTATCGCACTACCGTATGGTGATCAAGCAAAAGACAGCGAGTGGAAACTAATCAATGATTGGCAAGTGTATGAAGCCAGTCCATATGATGAGACTATCAAACTAGAAGCCGATCTGTATATGCCTAGATCGATTGAGCATTGGTTTGACGTTTGTTCTGTACAAGATGTAGTGGTCTGCACTAACATAAGAAGTTATGATCAAAACATATCTACAAACAGATTTTATAGAAAATTCATCGATAACAATAACTTACCTGATTGCTATAACGCTATCACTTATTTTAAAAAATCTAGCACAGGCGAATACTTTTTTAAATTAGTAAAACATATTTTTGAAAATTGGAACGACTATAAGACTGTAATACAATGCAAAGTCGATGAAGAAGCAACAACAGATTGGGTATATGCTATTGCTTGCCACATCATAGGTTCTGAAAAAACTACATTACCGATGTTTCGTGACTTCAGTATGATTCACATGAAACAGGCTATCAATGAACTGAAAACAGAAGACTGGACTGATCAACTTATATATGAGATAACACCTTATAGTTTAAGGGTGAATACAGTACCGCAAAAGTATCCTTTTCATTATCATGTTAAGGGTTTTTGTAGTAAAATAGAACGTGCATATGGAAAGACTTAAAGTAATCGAAATAAACGGGGTAGAATATCTAGTGGCAGAAGAAACTGTACAACAGCCCGTAGAGTTTAGATTATACTACAATGATGATGGTAGTGTACAATTTTACACCTGTGAAAAACCAGAAGGAAATTATATCATCATCGACAATCAGACTTTCAGCGAAATGCGCATGGATGTCAGAGTTATAGATGGTAAGATATCGAAAGTGATTCCCGGCATGATCGTACAAAAACTAAAACCTGATAGCGAAGGTCAACGCACAGCAGAATCAGATATCAGTATTATTGTCGGCGATGGATACCCTGAACAACAAAAATGGAAATTACACACATATGAGTTATGATATTGTAGACATTGCAGAGTTAGACTGTATATACTTGAGTTATGATGAACCGCAGAAAGAAGAATTCTGGATGCAGATTCAAAACATGGTTCCTTGGGCAAAGCGTGTTGATGGTGTCAAAGGTAGTGATGCCGCACATAAAGCAGCCGGCGAAGCAAGCGATACAGAACGATTCATCCTTATCGACGGGGATAACATGCCCGATGAATCATTCTTTAACATTCAATTAGACTTCACGGATAAAGACCCTAAGTATAAGTTAGCACAGTTTCGCTGGAAGGCTATCAACGCTATCAATGGATTACGCTATGGTAATGGTGGCATGAGCAGTTGGACAAAGACTTATGTGCGTGAGATGAAAACACATGAGCATCAGACTGAAGGCGATCTAGCCCGTGTGGCTGATTTCTGTTTAGATAGTAAAGATAATTTATATTGGGCAATGTATGATTGTTACTCAACGACATATCCTAACTATACACCATTTCAAGCATGGCGCGCAGGTTTCCGCGAAGGCGTAAAGATGTGCTTGAACAAAGGTGCGGTACCCACAGTAGAAGAGTTCAAAGACTCTGTAGCAAGCCGTAATCTTAACAATCTAACTATATGGCAGAATGTTGGTAGTGATGTAGAAAATGGTTATTGGGCTATGTATGGTGCAAGGCTAGGTACATTCTTAACAATGTTGTCTGAATGGGATCATACCAATGTACAATGGTTTGACAACTATCCTGAACTGTGGAAAGAATATAGTGAAGGTAAAGATCCTAAAGTCGCTATGGAAGATGTAGGGGCACAACTTCAACACAAGTTAGGATTACCGATCTGCACATTGACGCCAGATCAAAGCAAGTTCTTCAAACGTCATTATAATAGTGACAAGCATAATCTAGGCCCATTGGTTACTGAGATGGATGTGATACGCAGGATCGAGGGCTGGTAATGTCGGGAGAATATGATCAGTTTGCTAGAGATATGCGTGACCGCTTGAATGCGGTCAGTCCTTCTCTATGTCTAGCAAAATGGCAACAAGTCAGTTTACACTTGCCGCAAGGACTGACGCAGAGTTGCTATCATCCTCCTACACACAAGATTCCTGTAGAGTTGTTAGAAAAACAACCAAGCGCATTACATAACACACCGCAAAAGATTAGTGAACGCAAGATGATGCTAGAAGGCAAACGACCTGAAGGCTGTGCATATTGCTGGCGTGTAGAAGATGCGCAAAGTGATGACCCTAAAGGTCATTTGAGTGATCGTCATTATCGCAGTAGTGAATGGTGGAACGCACCTACATTTGATGAAGTTACAGGTAATCCCTGGGACTACGATGTGACTCCTCGATATGTAGAAGTCAACTTCAACCAAGCATGTAACTTCAAGTGCATGTATTGCAGTCCACACTTGTCAACGACATGGGAAGAAGAAGTACGAAAGTATGGCGGATTCGTGTTAGATAATTATGTTCATAATGATCTACCATCATTAGAACAAAAAGGCCTCATGCCCATTAGAGTAGCGCAGAAAGAAAATCCTTATGTCGAGGCATTCTGGAAGTGGTGGCCTACTATCTATAGAAAGTTGCGTGTGTTCCGTATGACAGGTGGCGAGCCACTCATGGATAAGAACACATTCAAAGTCTTAGACTATGTGAATAAGAACCCCCATGGTCAACTTGAATTGAGTATCACAAGTAATATGTGCCCGCCCGATCAGAAACTATTTGACAAGTTCCTTGAGAAGGTCAAGGCTATCGAAGAGTTGCGTACATATGAAGACAAGGAAAACTTCAACGAGTTCAGCGGAAATCACTGGTATGTAGATAAAGGCTTCAAGCATTTTTGGCTATTCGTATCATTAGATGGTGCGGGTAAGCAAGCAGAATACATGCGCACCGGATTAGAATATGATAGGATGTTAAACAACATCAGGACTTTCTTGCGTGAGACAAAGTATACTACGGTGAGTTTCATCAATACGTTTAACTTATTGAGCATTCCAAGCCTACACAAGTTCCTTGAGATGATATTAGAGTTGCGTAAAGAGTTCGGCGGTCGTATGCAGACTGAGTTCACTATTAATCCTGAGCAAACCGAGACAGAAAAAGAACACGGCATAGTACACAAAGTCTATACTCAAAAGAAGTTTCAGCGTGTGTTTTTCGACATACCCATACTTAGATTCCCACCATGGTTTAGCGTGTCGAACGCTACTGAATCTGAGATACAAGAAGTAGAACGCTGTTTGAAGTTTATGGAAGATAATGTACAAGGTGATGACTACCTAGAGACATTTGAGGGCTTCAAGCCCTATGAGATACTAAAAGTCAAGCGAGATTTAGCAGTAATGAAGGAATCTTTACCCCAAAATCAGAAGTCAATAAATAAGAAGAATTTCTATCTTTTTATTAAAGAATTTGACAAAAGACGGGGCACAAACTTCTTACTCACCTTTCCTGAGTTTAAAAACTATTGGAAAGAGTGCGTAAAAGCATATACACAACATTGAGGATAACATGGCAGGCAAAAGAAACGATGAAACATACGCGGGGTACAAGAAGCGAGTCATTGATGTAATCAGCGACAGTTATTGTGCCGCTAAGTGGCTAAATGCTACTATTTGGTTGGGTAACGGACAGACAGCAAGTTGTCACCACCCATTGGGGCATCAGATCGATGCTAAGGAACTTAAAGATAATCCTACTGCTATTCATAACACACCGCATAAGAAATTGATGCGTAAGATGATGCAGGAGGGTACACGTCCTCAAGAATGTGAATATTGCTGGAAGATTGAAGACATCAATCGCGGTAATATCAGCGACCGTGTATACAAGACTGCGGTTCACCAAGAGGAGTATATCGAACAGACTGCTAAGGCAGACTGGCAAGAAAACACTATGTTGCGCACACTTGAGATCGCATTCGATAGAACTTGCAACTTTGCTTGCTCATACTGCAATCCAAGTTTTAGTACTACATGGGTAAAAGATATATCGAAGTTCGGACCATATCGCAACATCAATGGAGACGCACGTAGTCACTTCATCAACAAAGCAGATCACGCTAAGCCTATCCCTGATGAAGAAAACCCATATACTAAAGCCTTCTGGCAATGGTGGGAACAACCAAACGGTCTTGCGGATAACCTAGAAGAGATCCGTATCACTGGTGGCGAGCCATTAATGGCAGCCGGCGTATGGAAACTATTCGAATGGTTCAAGGCTAATCAAGAGCGTGTTAAGAATCGCCCTGATGGTAAAGTCATGCGTTATGCTATCAATAGCAACCTAGTACCTAAAGACGATCTCATGGATAGATTCATTGAATTGAGTCACTATGTTCCGTGGCTTGAAGTGTACACAAGTTGTGAGAGCATGGGTAAGCATAGCGAATATATACGCGATGGATTCAATTGGGATATATGGTTGCGCAACTTAGAGAGACTGCATACTGAAGGCAATGTCAAGCGCACACATATTATGATGACTATCAATAGCCTATGCTTGGCTAGCATCACAGAATTCATGGACGAGATATTGAAGTTCAAGCGTAAGCATGATTCAACATATCCAACTATGAGTTTAAATATTCTACGTTTCCCAAGTTTCCAAAGTTGCGCTATGCTTCCAATGGATATTCGTCAGAAATATAGCGACCAGTTGCAGAAATGGTTAAACTTCAATATTCATCTTGACGAGAGAACTACTAACGGTGAACCTATCTTGACTGCTATTGAGCGTGAACAGACACAACGCCTTGTTGACTATCTTGACGTTATCAAGACACCTCACAAGAACGTCAAGGATCCAGAACAGAACAAGCGTGACTTCAAGCAATTCTATAGTCAGTATGATGTACGCCGTGCAAAGAATTTCCGTGAGACTTTCCCGGAAGAATTCGTTGCATGGTATGACAGCATTGATACTGAAGTGCCTTCAAGTGCTGAGATCATCACGGGCAATTATCGTCCGGGCATGGACTTAGTGCCAGAGCATCCTCCTGAAGATCCTAGTAAAGAAGAGTTTGTAAATCCAGACTTACTATGAAGTTGATCAAGGATTCAATCATAGCGATAGGTGACAGTTTTACTGACTATAAATTTAGTTGGGCTGACCACCTATCAACTGTGATTGACAAACCTGTAGTCAAGTTCTCTGTGTCGGGTGCATCTAATAAAACTATTTTGCATAATTTTTATTCTCATTGGTATTATAAAAAATTAGATTTTGTTGATTGTATTGTAATATATCAATCTACCTCGATAAGCAGAGAGGACATTGATATTTCACCGAATACACATGGGCGTTTATTTGCAGATAATCATAATATCATTCAAAATTACCCTACTCTTATAAAAGAGATTTATGGTAAACTGTATCTATTGTCGGGAATAAAGGCTCAACTTCCTAAATGGGGGAAAGAATATTGGTCATATGCCTCGGCGTATGATGATGTAGATAGAGTGAGAGATTTTTCTTTTCAGATGAATCTTTTATCAGAAGCACTCAAACTTAAAAATAATAAATTTTTATTTTTATTAGGGTTGCACAATGCACATACTGTAGAAGAAATGAATTTTTCTGAGTTCCCACTCAATTGTGAAACTTTAACTTATGAAAAGAATGGCATCGCACACGGAATCGATCAGTACGTCATTGATATAAATCAGATAGATGATACTAAACACCCTAGTGATGAAGGTCATAAATCTATAACAAATAATTTGGTATTACCTAAACTACGAGAACTAAAATGGACAACAAAATAATTCCTATATGGGGCGATGATGCTAAGCCTGCTAAAGATAGTCAAAACAAAGTCTTTTGCATGGCTCCTTGGACTCATACCTATATAAGTCCTCAGAGCGAACGTAGATTATGTTGTGCTAGCCGCGAAGAGCATAGTTTTCAAAAACAATATATCGATAGCAGTAACGATGAACGCTATGGTAAAACTAAAGATAGTGAGACATCATTAGACAAATATACACCAATGAATCTTAAAGAGCATTGGAATAGTCCTTATATGCGTGATATACGTGTCAAACTCATGCGCGGAGAAGAGATTCCGCAATGTGATGTTTGTAATAAGAATCTATTGATGGAAGGTCATAGTTATCGTGGATGGTTTACCGGCACGTTATTCAAGCATAAGATACAAGAGGCATTCGATAAGACGGATGATACAGGTTATACTACTATGGAACCTATATCATTTGACTATCGCTTCAGCAATCTATGTAACTTCAAGTGTCGCATGTGCGGTGAGCAATTAAGTAGTTCATGGGAAACTGAAAAGAAGTTGCACAACATGTGGACTCCTAAGAATCAACCATTCATGGTTCCTGAAATCAAAGATGCAATGCAGGATTTTCAACAGACCGTAGTTGAACCAGAATTCCGTGATGCAGTAAGTCGTGGTATAGTTGAAGAAATGTATTGGGTAGGCGGTGAACCATTGATGTATGATGTACATTGGTGGACGTTGGAAGAAATGCTAAAGAACGGTAGCGCCAAAAACTGTTATCTAAGATATAATAGCAACTTGAGCCGTGTGCAGTTCGGTGACAAGAATCTATATGACTATCTACCTAATTTTAAAGATTGGATGATGTGCGCAAGTATCGACGGCACTGGTGAAATCGTTGAATACATACGCACAGGTATCAAGTGGGATAAATGGCTAGAAAACTTTAAGCGTGGTTGTGAACTACCGGGTGGTAGACAAAAGATGGTCCTTGACTTGACCATCACAGCACCTGGCATGTTTGCATTGAAAGACTTATTTGATTTAAGCAACGAGTTGGGTGTAAAGATCGAAACAAAGATCACATTTGCATTTCATCCTGATATCATGTGGAGCCCAACTAGTTGGCCCCGTGAAGTGTTGAATGAAATGTGTGATGACATACTTGATTATATCAGACCTAAAGCAGATGATTGGCGTCACGGTACATTAATCGCTAACTTAGAGGCATTGAAAAATGCTAGAAAGACGCATGAAGAAGAGTGGCCTGATACATTCAGACAGGCTGCTAAGAATGGTAAAGGCTGGGTACATAGATTAGAACAGATTCGTGAAGCCAAGTTAACATTGCGTGATATCTATAGTCGTAATCCTAAGTTACTACAATGGTGGGATAATATATGAGCAAGACATTATGTGTATTGCCCTGGATGCATTTAGCCACACATCCCAATGGCGGTGTTAGCCTATGCTGTCGTAGCAATCATAATGATGCAGTCAGTTGGGCTAAAAAGACAGGTACTAATAGTTTAGTCACATTAGATAATGATGGTCTTGATGATGTCATCAACAGCGATAAGTTCATCAAAGTAAGACAAGACATGATAGATGGCAGGCGCCCTATAGAGTGTGAAGGTTGCTGGCGTGATGAAGACACTGGCATCAAAAGCAAGCGTCAATATGAAAATGAACGCTGGGCACATATCATTGATCAACTTGAGAAGACATCATTCATCAAAAGACCTAACTATCGTTATATAGAATTAAGATTAGGTAACGTTTGTAACAATGCTTGCTTGACTTGCAACAGTTACAGTAGTAGCAAATGGTATCCAGATGAAAAGAAAATAAGCAAGGACTTACCTTGGTTCAAACTGCGTCCTGTAGAGAACTTTAAATGGTTCGAAGATCCAGAATTCTATGATGAATTGACGAAGTATAGCGAGGGTGTAGAAGAGATTTATATCAACGGCGGTGAACCAACGTTGATTAAAGCACACTTTAGATACTTAGAAAATCTAATAAAGAACGGCACTAGCAAAAAAGTGCATCTTGTGTATAGCCTAAACATGATGGATATTCCTGATAATCTGATAGAATTGTGGAAGTCATTCATGAAGGTAACAGTCAACGCAAGTATTGATGATTATGATATCAGAAACTATTATATCAGATATCCTACACAATGGGATGAAACTGTCACTAGCATAGAGAAATTAAACAAGGTTGACAATGTATACTGGCATGTCACACAGACCGTTAGCATATTGAATATATTGACACTAGATACATTGAATAACTGGCTTGAGAAAAACTATAATAAGATACCCCATCACAACTATGTGTTGTATCCGGATTATCTAAGCCTGGCTGCATTACCGGAAAGTTACAAGCAGAAAGTGAAAGATTATTATAGTGATAAATTACATGAGTGGCAGCGTGAAGAATTGTATGCTAAGTTGATGATAGATCATGATCCTGAATTATTAACTAAGGCTAGTCAGTTCATCAACGCAGTAGACAAAGCAAGAAACTTGAGTTATAAAGATTACATACCAGAATTAGGTGAAATATTATGAGCGTAGAAATTCCAATAAAGATTAAAGATAGTTTTTGTGCGGCAAAGTGGCTTATGGTCACTATGCACTTCGGCATGGGCGAGAACCATAGTTGCTATCACCCACCGATACATCGTTGGAAGCGTGAAGAGACCGACAAAGACCCTTCAGCATTGCACAACACAGGTCACAAGATAGAACAGCGCAGACAAATGATGAATGGTGAGAAGCCCAAAGAATGCTATTACTGTTTTGATATGGAAGCAATCAATCCTGATGTCATAAGTGATAGAAAGCGTTTCACTAACGAGCCATGGGCTATTGAACGCAGAGCAGAGATATTGAACGCACCTTACGACAAGCCGATCAATCCTAGTTACTTAGAGATCAGTTTCGCAAACACTTGTAACTTTGCATGTAGTTATTGCAGTCCAGGACAGAGTTCACGCTGGGAGCATGAAGTTCGTAAATTGGGCAGTTATCCTATCGAAGATCCTACAGTACATAAAGACAAGATGCATGATATGTTGCCGGAAGATGACAATCCCTACATCGATGCATTCTGGAAGTGGTTACCCGATGCGTATAAAGATTTGCGTTATCTAAGAATCACAGGTGGTGAGCCATTAGCCACACGCAACTTCATGAAACTATTAGATTTCGTAGCACAAAATCACAACCCCAATCTTACATTGGTGATCAATACAAATCTATGCGTACCTGAAAAGAATCTAAAAATGTTCTTTGAGAAGGCTACAACATTGTTGAATGCTAAGACTATCAAGGGTCTTGAAGTATATACAAGCATGGATACATGGGGACCACAAGCAGAGTATATCCGTGACGGTCTTGATGTACAACAATGGGAAGATACTGTGCGCAAAGTCAGCACTACATTCCACGTTCCCATAAGAATCATGGTAACATTTGGATTGTTGAGTGTGTTCAATTTCAAGACGTTCATAAAGAAGGTCATTGAGTTTCGTAAAGATGGTATCGATATCATGTTTAATTGCGCACGATTAGTAGATCCTAAGCAGTTTGATCTGCGCATACTTCCAGATCATGCTGATAGTTATTTCGAAGATACTAACAATTTCATGAAAGAAAACGACAGTTTGATCAAAAACGTAGAGAAAGAAACATGGCAAATGGTCTATGATTTCTGGAAGGCTCGCAAGACTACTATGAATGATGTTGAGCGAGAATGGCGTACTGATCAATTTAGAAAATTCACGAATGAGTACGACAAACGCAGAGAAAGAAATTTCAAAGATGTGTTCAAGGAATTAAGTGAATGGATCTAACGCCGTACAAAAATTGTAAGGCTCACAAGCAATGGGTTTACATCAGCAATGATGAGAAAGCCTACCGCCCTTGTTGCTACTTTAAAACAAACATAGACGCAACAGATATTAAAGACTACCAGGAGCAACTATCAAAATTAGACATTGAAACTAATTGCGAATATTGTATTAACTTAGAAAAAAATGGTAATCCATATAGTCAACGAAAAGAAGCAGAAGATACTATCGGTGATAACGAATTTAGAATAACTGTCTCATTCGACAACCTATGTAACTTTAAATGCACATATTGCAGTTCTAGGTATAGCACGCAGATCGCCAATGAACAAAAAGATAATAATAAATTATACAGGGTCATTAGTGAGCAGGGCCCAAAAAAACTAGAATTTATTAAATCAGCACTAAATGAGTATGCATTCCATTATAGTAAAATTCTAAAAACTCAAGGATATAAAGATATTCCTGTATGCAATCTCAATATTTTAGGCGGTGAACCGTTAATAAATCCATTAGTATATGAATTCTTAGAATGGTTAACATATCAGCCGTATGCTAAAACAACTGCGGTAACTTTTTTGTCTAATGGAAGCATTTATGATGAACGCATTTATGAATATTCCAGAGAACTTAGATATGTGGGTTTAGGTTTCAGCATAGACGGCACCGATGATATTTTTGAATTCATACGATTCAATGGAAAATTTAACGAAGTAAGAAAAAATATCGACAAGTATTATCTATTGCAAGACAACAAGTTTAGAATAAATTTTCAATATGCATTGTCATGGATGAACGTTTTAGGGTTTGCTGATTGGTATAATTGGATTGTTACATCATATCCAGATCTAGATGGGGACAACACTATTCATATGAATAAACTGGTATACCCTGAAGATCAGAGCGTAGATGTTATTCCTTTAAAGGGTAAACAACTAATCATCGATAAGATAGAAAGTAAATTAGTAAAAACTGATGATAAAAAATTCTTAGAAGTTTATAAGAAATTCA